CATGACCCCCCTGCCACATGATCATGATATCTCATTTGAGACATGGCTCAACAAAACACCTTACAAATTATCCCGTAAGGAAGAGCTCCGTCAAAAACATGAGCAAATAACGAATGATCTCAAAGACACTCCCGATGATATTTTTAAAGTTAAGAGCTTTACCAAAGATGAGTGTTATCCTAGTTTCAAGCACTCTCGTGCAATTAATTCTAGGACAGATAGTTTTAAGACCATAGTTGGTCCAGTGTTCCAGGCAATTGGCGAGAAGCTATTTGCCAGACCGGAATTTATCAAAAAGATTCCAATCAATGAGCGTCCGCAGTATATTATGGATGCTCTCTTCGCCTACGGGACAGATTATACAGCAACAGACTTCACTTCCTTCGAAGCACATTTCGATAAAAATAGAATGAATGGATGTGAGATGAAGCTGCTAAAATACATGATTCAAAATCTGCCCGATGCAAAAAATATATACGACACAATTGAGAAAGCAAAACTTGGAACAAAGAATATGATTCATTTCAAGAATTTTGTTATCTCTATTGTTGGCAAACGTATGAGTGGCGAGATGGATACTTCCTTATCCAACGGCTTTAGTAACCTCATGTTTCTTGGTTACTTATGCGAGAAAAATGGAAACACAGGTGCCAAATTTATCATAGAAGGCGATGATTCGATTAGTCGAATGGTAGGTTCTCCCCCAAAACAAAGGGACATCGAAGACTTTGGTTTAAGTATCAAGCTCCTGAATTTCAAAGATCTAAATCATGCTTCGTTCTGTGGCATGGTTTTTGATCTAGATGACCGAACGAATATCACTGATCCGATCGAGGAATTGGTGAAATTCGGTTGGACTACTAGAAGATACGCCCAGTCCAAAAAGGGTGTTCATATGTGTCTTCTGCGTTCAAAAGCGTTATCATTAGCATACCAGTATCCGCACTGCCCAATTTTGTGCAAACTGGCTTTGAAAATAACACAATTAACGGCATCTTACGATGTCCAAAGCTTTGTCAAAAAACAAAAAAGCTTTTTAGCCGATTCTTATAAGCTCGAAATTATCGAGCAGGCTATTGATTATTTTTCAAAGAATTCCC